TGCTCAACAACGGTCTCTGCCTCTACTCCCACGCTTCGGATACGTGGGTTGGCGTCCGCCCCGCTTTCGGTATCTGCTGATCTTAAATCCCCACCCTTCACGGGTGGGGATGATGGAGGGAATGAAGAATGTCAAGTGTACCCAAAGGAAAAAGAGAGAAGCATGATCTTCTTGCGACGCACTACCTCACGAAGCTCAGAAAAGAGATAACGGAGCTGGCAGTAAATGACTTCGGATACGATAAGGAAAGACTCGAAAAGAAGATAAGCCGCTTCGAGGAATGGACGAACTGCGAGGACAAAGAAGAAGTCGTCGCAAGGATGAGGGCCAAGAACGAAAGCTTCTATGCGGACTTCGTAGAGGAAGAGACAAGGGAGACACGCAAGATACTTCGAAAAGCAGTGGCAGAGTTCGAGACAGGAAATTCGATATATCCGTCCGGCGAAGCACTGATAGAAGAGTACAAGGAAAGACGGCTGCATCTCGACAAAGCAGTGGGACATCTGTTTGCACTAAAGCAGGAGCTACAGTACATAGCCGACATTCTCCCCGGAGACAAGAACCGATACGATGGCTTCGCGGAAGCTATCAAGAAAGAAATATCTTTAGTAAGAGGCGTAAGACGTGCGGCCAATAAGTTTCTAAAGGAAGATAACGAAAAAGAAGATACCAACAAAGAAGCTACAGGAAAAGAAGAAAAGAAGTAGCATACAGTAAGGCAGCTTTTGAACGTGCGAACTGGTGGCTGCGTGATGCCGTGTCGGCGTCGAACTTCGCCAATGTGAACAACAACGGTAACTGCAACTACAACAACGCTTCGAATACGTGGGTTGGCGTCCGCCCCGATTTCGATATGCCCGTCAATCTTACTGGGCTAAAACCGAAAGGAAAAGCTGTCTTTGGTGAATAACCTTAATAACAGTGTCAGAAATGACAGGGCAATATACCGGTCTGCCCCATGCGGTGAGTTACGACGAGTCGATAGCCGGGGCTTAATAGGTGTAAAACATGCTGATAGCAGACATGAACATTTTGTACGAAGCGTACAGAAAATCCATGATAGGCAGTGCATGGAAAAGAGAGCCGGAGAAATTCGAGCACGATTGGCTTTGCGAGATAGCAGACCTTAAACATGAGCTTGAGGGAAGATCATACCATACACTACCGGGTACGGAATTTAAACTGAATGAGCGTGGGAAGATAAGACACATACATGGCGGAAGGATGAGAGACAGGGTTGTGCGTCATGCACTTTGCGACAATATCTTAGGACCATACCTGAAACCATATCTTATCTACAACAATGGCGCAAGCCAGAAGGGTAAGGGTCTGAGCTTCGCCCGAAGCATGTTTGAGCGCGACCTGCATAATTATTTCCTCAAATACGGGACGAATGAAGGATATGTCGGCTTTGTGGATTTCTCAAAATTTTACGATAACATAAGGCACGACAAGATCAAAGAAATGATCTATCCAAAAATCCCCGAAGATACATGGTGGCTCATGGACGAGATACTTTCAAACATGGAGATAGACGTATCATACATGACGGATGAAGAATATGCTCACTGCATGGATGAGAAGTTCAACTCCGTAGAGTATTACGAGAATATCCCTAAAGAGCTGAGAACGGGTGAAAAGTTCATGAAGAAGTCCGTAAACATTGGAGACCAAGTATCGCAGGACATAGGCGTGTTCTATCCACATAGGATAGATAACTATGTAAAGATAGTCAGAGGCTTCAAATTTTATGGACGGTACATGGATGATATGTATCTCATACACCCGGACAGGGAATATATAGCAGATACCATATGCGGGATAACAGGAGAAGCGAAAGAAATCGGGCTTTTCATAAACAATAAGAAAACACATATATGCGCTCTGTCCGACAGATACACGTATCTACAGGTGAAGTATTTCCTCACTGATACCGGAAAGGTAGTAAAGAGGATAAACCCTAAATCTCTAAAACGTGAGAGGCAGAAGCTTAAAGCATACAAACATCTGCTTGATAAAAACATGATCGAATATTTCGATATCGAGCAGGCAGCAAAATCATGGATGGGTTCATTCGTACATTTGATGTCAAAGCAACAAATAAAGAACATGAAGAAGCTCTATATGGAGCTTTTCGGAAAGGAACTGAGATGGAAAAAATAATTTTTAAGGATGGAACTGAAATAACAGTTGAGAGAAACGGCTCATGTTTTATCGTAGAAACGAAGCCGGAGTTCCCAGAGGACTTGACTGATATCACAATTGAAGGTGAAATGCCACAGACAATCGCAAACGGCAGGATTGTAGATGCTGCATCTGTAGATGGCCGTTATTGGTTTACTATCATTGAGATATCAGAAGCAGAGGCAAGGGAAGCAAAAAGGGAAGCACAGATCATGTACACAGCACTCATGACAGATACGATCATGGAGGGATGAGACTATGGAAGAGACAATCTTTGACAAGGTAAAGAAGTTTTACAACATGCACATTTACAAGAAAAAGCACGTGGCTGACTTCGTGAAGAAGGGCAAGCTCACACCGGAACAGTACGAGCTCATTACAAAGGAGCCTTACACAGAGTAAGGAGAAGAGAGGGACGATATGAATATAGGGGAATATGCAACAAGGCTGGAAGAAATAAACAGGTTACAGTCAGAGCTTATCGACGCACTGTTTCTTGAAGTATTACAGCATAAAGAAGTGGATGAGCTGGAAGGAAGCAAAGCCGGACAGCTCATCAAAGAGGTAGCCGAGAAAAGAAGGGAGATCGGTATCTGAGCGTAAAACTCCGACTGATATAAACATGGAGGACATGAAGATGGTTGAAACAGCAATCGCAATCTCATTTGCGTCATCTGCATTCGCTATTTTTGCCGGAATAGTAAACATGAACAGGAATCGGCGTACAGATGATAAGAAGGACGCGTCGGAATTAACGACGGTCATTGTAAAGCTGGAAGGAATAAGCCGCGACGTATACGAGATCAAGAACGACCTGAAAGATGTAAAGCAGGATGTAAAGAAACATGATGAGCTCATCATAAGACTTGATGAGGGTTTGAAAACTGCATGGAAGGCTATTGAGAAATTGCAGGGAAATGAGGTGAAAGATGATTAACAGACAGTGGATGAAGGCGGCAGCAGTCAGAGCGATCAAGACAGTAGCACAGACCGCTATAGCGACTATAGGTACATCTGTTGTAATGAATGATGTGAACTGGGTTATGGTCGGCAGTGCTTCACTGCTTGCAGGTATCTTATCAGTTCTCACATCAATCGCAGGATTGCCGGAGGTAGACAATGCAGGGGATTGATATTTCCAACTATCAGAAGAGCATAAACCTATCAAAGTTGAAGGAACTGGATTTTGTAATCATAAAAGCTACACAGGGAACGGGGTATATAAACCCGTCAATGAAAAGCCAGATAAAACAGGCTGTTGATCTCGGTATCCCTTATGGCCTTTATCATTACGCTTCACAGGGCGGGGCGGAAAAAGAAGCACAGCACTTTATCGATACGGTAAAAGATCATATCGGTAAAGCGATACTTGTACTCGACTGGGAGACCGATAGCAACCCGAATTTCAAAAACATAAAGTATGCCAAGACGTTTCTCGATTACGTGAAAGACAGGGCAGGAGTAGCACCGCTTATCTACATGTCAAAGAGCGTATGCCGGCAATTCGACTGGAAGGATACAGCAGCGTTATATCCTTTGTGGGTTGCACAATACAGAAACAAGAATATAACAGGCTGGCAGAAAGAACCGTGGACAGATGCCAAGGGGTACGGTGCATGGAGCAAGCCTGCAATATTCCAGTACACTTCTACAGGACGGCTTGAAGGCTACAGAGGTAACCTTGATCTTGATATAGCATATATCAGCAAAGAAATATGGAACAATTATGCTTCACCTTCAAGTGATCTTGAAAAGGTGGCACAAGAGGTCATCGACGGACTCTGGGGAAACGGAGCTGACAGAAGGAAGAGGCTGACGGAAGCCGGATATGATTATAAGGCAGTGCAGGTCGTGGTTAATTCCATGTTGAAAAAATGAATATTTCTACAATCCCGGTGAGGCAAAAAATCACCGGGATTTCTTTTGCACAAAATTTCATAATCAGTCACGAAAACAAAAAATGCAGCCGATAAGATAAATACAAAATACAGAATACAAAAAAGTGCGACTGGTGCAGCCGGAGTGAAAGTGACCCTGCATCAGATGATTTGGGAAAGGAGAAGACAATGCCAGAAAAACAGCCTCGCACTTTCAAGCATCTAACTAAGACCGACAGGTTAAGGATTGAAAAATGGTTAAAGCAGAAAATGAAACCAAAGGAAATAGCAGGGAAGCTGAGAGTACATGTATCAACAATCTATAGAGAATTAAAACGGGGAGAGTATGAACGTTTGAATGGTACGACATGGGAGATAACAACGGAGTACAGCCCGGATATCGCAGATGAAAAATACAGGCAAAATCTAAAAGATAAAGGACCGGATATAAAAATAGGCAGCGACAGAGCGTTTGCGGACTTTATAGAAAAGACGATCATTGAAAAAGATTATAGTCCGGCGGCAGCGCTGGCAGAAGCAGAAGAAGCAGGATTTAAAACACAGATTTCAATACCGACACTTTACAGCTACATAAAGAAAGAAGTGTTCCTGAACCTTACACAAAAAGAGCTGCCACGTAAAGGTAAGAAAAAACATAAATATAAGAAGGTACATAAAAAGGGAAGCAGAGCACCGGCAGGGGACAGCATCGAGAAACGCCCGCAGGAGATAGAGGACAGAAAAGAGTTCGGACACTGGGAAGGTGATACCGTCTATTCCAGCAGGAAGAAAAGCAAAGCAGCACTGCTGACTATACAGGAAAGAAAGACTCGTAAAGATATTGTAATCAGAGTACCAAACAGACAGGCCGATACAATCGTGAAGGCTGTTGA